CTATTAAACTGTTCCCATCCTTATCCATATGCCCAACTTTGTTTTTAAAAGAAGGAAAGAAATACCCACAATTGGTATGCTCTGTACCTTCATCCCATATGTTTGTTATAGGAAGAAGGTTATATGCCTTAGGGTTATAAAACATACTTTCAAAATCTATTGTTCCTCCAGACATATCTCCACCTGTTCCAAATAGGATCATCTGTCCTGTAGTAATACCTCCGTCTTCTACAGCAGGTTTAGTAGCTAGATATGAAGACTTGAGATTGTCAAAAGCCCCGCACTCCTCGAATATCACTATGCTCGCATCTTTTCCACGGGCTGCATCGGGGTTATCTTTAAACGTAATAGCCTCTACCTCAGACTTGTAACCTTTTTCTATAGCCTGCCCTCCAATATATTCTAGATAAGAAGCTCTTCTATGGTTCTGTTTATCAACTACTTGCCGACGTTTTCCCCAGCCAGTATGTTCATTTAAGAAATTCATGTTGTCAGTGACCATTGCCATTATACCTTTAGGATATAGATACTTCTTATCGAAGGCACATAAAAGTGTGTAAGAATTATGCTCAGTATTGAAAGTATTAGTAACCAAAGCTGCATTCTTATACGAGAATCCTTTACGCCTTGCTTTACCAACAATCAAATGTCTACCACCCCCCATATAAGCTTCATCTACGAAGGTACTCAGTTTCAAACTCTTATAATCTTTTGGCGAGATCCCATTTCTAGCGATGTCTTGCAACCAGAAGAATTCATAATCGCCATCCCAGAAGTGAGGGAAGGAAAGAACTTTACGGTCCGACTTGTTAGTCAACTTTATCCTAACGTAGTTGAGATAAAAATAATGATGACCTGTAATCTTCACACCATCTACAGAGAACCCCTCCCTACACCTACGTAACCTCTCACTCCAGTACTCAAAATGTCCTGCACTCCCTTGAGGGTCTGTACAATAGAAGCCATGCTCTAGAAAATGGAGAGCATCTCTGGAGAATTCTTTTGTGTTTGCTAACATCAGTCCTCAAACATTCCTTTCTTACCCCCTCCCTTTATCCTTACATCGGAAGCCTCTTCTTTGAGTATCTTCTCTTCTAAAGATGTTATATTCTCTATCGCCTTAGGCAGTTTCTCTGAGATTTCTAACATCCTCGTTACACTCCTTACAATAGGATCTATATCTTCTAAATCGTCATCCTCTAAAGCTTCTTCTATGCGTTTGCGTAAGGTATCTATTAGTCTAGAGCTAGTTAGCAGCCCTTCTCTAATAGAAGTCAAAGACTTTATGGTCGGAGTCTTGCCGAGTTCTAGGTATTTCCTTATAGCAGAAACAACTTTGGTATCGGGTTCATAATTCTCCCCTAGACCAGTATCTTTAGACACACGAAGGAGACGCTCCTGTATAGGATATATATAGTAAGGGCTTTTATGATCGTATGCAAAGTATACATAGCTAAGCTCTTTCATAGCTTGCTTCTTATCTACCGTTCTATCTCTAGAAAGTATAGATCTAAACTCAGGAACGAGTTTTAGCTCTGGGTCTACTACTACTTTAAACCCTTCTTCTCGAAATAGACGCATGGTTTATATAGCTTAGCCTCCCAGGTTTAACATAGAACTTCCCAAGGTAGGGAAAGCGAACTTGAGAGAAAGCTCCTTCTTCCATAACTCCTTTAAGAAATTCAAACTGACTCTCTACAACCTCTTCTATTTCTTTTATAGAACCTCCATTCTCTTCAACTATATCTTTACATATAGCTCTCTTATTCTTGTTTACTCGTGGCATATACTATGTAGTTTACAATATATTTATCTTCTCCAAAAAAGATCTCCGTCTCATATATAGCAGATATACTCTCAAGCTCGAAAGCGATATGAAAGTCGAACTCCAAAAGCACGTCAAGGTAGTCCATCTCATACTGTAGGTGGAATAGAGGCTGCTTTGAATATGAACTGGAAGGTAATATGGTTGAGAGGTTCTGAAGGTTTAACAATATGATTGTAACGATAGATACCATCCTTATCCTTATATATAATCTGCTTGTCCTTTAGACTCTTAACGTAGTTGTTAAGTACTGATACATTCTTGAAATTCATCTCTTGAGAAACAAATTTGCGAGCTCCCATGCTACAGGCTATATCCTGATCGTAGTCTAAAAATAAGATTAAACTATCCAATTCCCTAGGCGTAAGCTTAAGAATTCCATTTAATAACTCCAAATAGGTACGCCTAAACTTCCTATTGTCCGTCTTTATGTTCACCTGCATGCTCCTGATATTTTGATACCCTGTCTTTTTTTCTGCTCAATCGCTTCTTAAACAAAACCCGCACATTCTTAAGCAATATAATAATACACTGATTCTCTACAGAGAAATTCTTCTTCTGTAACTCGTATAAACGATCTATTAACATATTTATAACCTCCTCGTTAGTAGTCCCAGCAACATAGCCCCCAGGAACCTTCTCCGTGAAACGTAAAGTCTGATACTCCTCCTCACTCTTGAAATTGTGTAACCTATACTCAACCCCAGGCTTTACTATATCCATAATAATTAGATTTAAACCCCTAATATAGAAAAACTATATGCTTCTAGTTCTCCTGTGAACGCCACCGATACTTATTATAAACTTTCTGTGCAATCATATCCTTCTCCTCACGACTGGTGATCTGATTGAAAAACTCATTGTCCAAAATACGAATCTCTAAAAGGAAACTGTACCATAACTCATCAGCTATACGTACATCACCAACATCATGTATACTCTTAGTGCCTAAATTGGCACGTATGCAAGCATTCATCTCTAAATACCTATCTATAGTAGCGCGGATAGTAGCGTCTTCTTCATAACTCATCTTCTTATATTTAATTCCTGATCGCACTCTAAATCTAAAGTGTGACCGTCTAATTCTATATCTACTAAGTCCCCATAACAATTGTACCCCACAGCTAAACTAGTATCCCCTATTAAAAATATAGTGTAACCTATTCCCTTACGTGACCATAACCCCCGTAACCCTATCTCCATACACCAAATATACATATAGAATTTTTATAAAAAATAAAACTATGGTAGAGATATGCACTTGTTGACCATCTAGACTATTACTCCCCCGTAACAAAACCCAATTAAACCACCCCCCTACGCACAATACCTCGTACCTCGGTATAGTGCCAACCCAACAAAAACACTTCCCCTATAGCGAGCAATTCTTGCTCTTGTATAGTGCGCTTCGCTTACTATACTGTTAAACCGTACAATTCGTATGAATACAAAGACTAACGTCCTTGTGCTGAACGTCACCGATAGGGGCGTTGTAGCACAGGTAGAGAGCCCCACCTCAGAGGGTTCACAGCTATGTTTCATTTCTCACGAGCGTGCTTCGATGCTTAATATCGAAGTCCCTACGAAGAAAGAAACGTGGTCTTCGAAGACTTCTGCAATACGCAACCGTAAGGGAGCGTTTGCGAAGTACAGCAAAGCGTCTACACAAACCGTAGACGGTATGCTTACGCCGTACCCACTTAGCATCAAAGGCGAGCCTTGGATGATAAAGGGTAGTGAGGAGCAGTGGCACGGGCTAAAGCTCGTGCTGTAGCTCACGTACAAGGTTACCCAATAGGGTAGCTTTGTTAGTTACACTATCATCAGGATGACATACACGTATATGGGCACTAGGCTCATATGCGTGTATTCTCTTGTTGATTCTATTGTACGGTTTACTGTTATGTTTAATTATAGTCTTTACGAGCAAGTTGCAGGCTCGTTCTTCTGCACGATATTTAATCTCTTCTCAAATGAAAGATTATCTAAGCAATGGTTATGCTATCTATCTAGACGGGCATAACGATAACATCCTGTGTTTAGCAGATGTTATGTGTCAGGTACCCTCTGAATACAGAGGATAGTTATAGGTTTACGTATGCTTCCTAATGTAATTAGCGTACACATCTTTTGTTTCTCTCTCTCTATGGTAGTTTGAGAGGAACCCGTTGAGTTTGAGGGTTTTGTATATCTAAGGTTTGTGGTGTGAAATTCATCAGCCGTCGTCTAAATGTTCAGCCGTTATAGTCGGTAATAGAAAGACACTTAGATATACTAACTCTCTTATTAGATGTTTTAGTAACCAAGTATTAGCAGGTAGACAACCCTGTAATATGTTATTGTTAGCCGTGTTCGAGCTAACAGTCGAGTTCGAAGGTTCTACATCTGTGTTTTTGTATATAGCAAACCAAAGGGTATACAGATGAGGAATTGTCTGCTAGTAAGTAGCCAAAACTACTGAAAATATGAGTCCCTAGATGTCTGAGAAGATGGCAACTTGTTAGGCTATCTACAAAACACTATCATCTCCTCGATATGAGATAAAACTATCGACTGTTAACGCTGTAAATAATCGGAGGGGGAGTTTTGCTAACATTGCACTCTATGCTGATTTACACGGGTACATCTAATGCTTTATAGCACACGCAATAAAGTAATCTAAGATATACTCAGGGGTTGCGTTAACAGGGAGCAACGTACAATTTGAGTAGTAATCTATGGAATGGGGGCTTCGTATCCCATATCAGTAGTTAAAAAATGCAAGGCAAGGGGAGTGATGAGCTCCAAGGTTCATAACCTTAACGGCGTGATAGGATTGCTACTCATTTATTTATAAGGCCAATGATCGGCTTCTGTGTTTGAGCTATTCGAAATGTGATAATAAATTATTATTATTACTATTAGTATCTTAATATAGAGATAGACGTTGGATTTGTTAGCGGGAGCTGGGCCTTATATTTTTACCGTCTTCAGGTTTAGTAATCTCTGACGAGAGAGTTCTACTAAGTACTATTAGGATTCCTATTAATCTTACCATCGTGTAAGAAGAGCCTGTTCCGTGTAGCTACCGTTGTAGCTATATTTATTAGAGAAATGAGTCACGCAATACCACTGACTATACTGAAATAGTGTCAGCCATACAGCGGAAACGACGCCCAAAAGGGTTTATGCATAACTGTTACGGATAAGCACTCTAATAAATTATCTCCTTTAGAATTTTTAATACGGCTTCGCAGAACTGTGAAGTCTTTTCACTATCATCACCTCAAATCTTTATCCTATGATTAAGTTTATAT